ATATCTCTTAAAGCTCCGATTGCTTTGCATTCAATGTCAATTTGATCTCTGCGTTTTTTTGTCATGTTGTTCTCCGATTTAGGTTAGAATCAATTCTCAGTTCCTACTATACAGATTAGTTGAATAAATGTCAAACTAATTATTTAATATTTTTCAATATACGATTATAATCAAATTCTTTTCTAGGCATGATTTCACTTTTTGGCTTTGCAACTACTAGCGAAGTGTCACAAACCCAAGCAACATTGATTCCATTTCTTACGCTGTAATTTCCATCAGCTCTCAAACCTCTTTCCATTTCTAAAATCTGAATTGTTCTTGCCGATGATTGGTTTTGATTTCTTTTCTTTCCTTTTCTAAAAGCTTGTTTTGGGTTCTGATGATATGAAGCAAAAGCTTTTGAATTTCTGATTTCTTGGCTGTACTCACTCCCTTTTATATGTCTTTCATCTTTCCAAATTTTGCTTGTCACTTTCTCATTCATGTTGTTCTCCGATTAGGGTTAGAAATTGGAGTTGTTCCGATTTCATGATCTACTATACAGATCAAGTCAACTCTTTGCAAGCTAAAAAATAAAATAAATGAAAATAAATTTTGAGACCCTCGCAATCCCTTGCAGTTGACACAAAACACAAAGAGTGAGCTTAGTCTATATAATGGTATGTCTTTCAATTAGATTGCAATACAGGGCGATTTGAGAACGATTAGAGCTATATCATGAAATATTGAAAAAACACAGATAAAAGAAAAGGAAAGAGACTCACAAAATCTCAGAATGATTTGGCATATATTCAATCAATCTCAAAAAATCTCAAATTCATCGCAAATAATAAATAGGATTGCAAAAGGTGTGCCAAAATTATTCTGAGAGATCAAAAAATCTCAGAAAATAAAAAATAAAAAATAGGAATGCACAGACCATGCCACAGAAAAAAACGAAAAAAAAGGAATGCAAAGGTCGTGCCACGAAAATTAAATGGGGGAACTTGCCGATTTACGTATTTCTGTACCCTTTAAGAATTTTTCTCTAAATATTTAGCTTCTTTTCGGTAGGAATATTTCTTTCGTTTGTACTTAGTCTTTACTTTATGAACTTGTGTTCCTCTGTTTAGTATTCCTGACATGTTTCTTTCTTTCTTCTGGTGGTTTCTTCTTTACCTTCACTATAAACCCTCTATATCTATCCGAAGTCCTATAAGTCAATGAGGTACTAACTATATATGACAAAGTATTAACTCCAAATGAGTTCATATCTATCCGATGTCTTAAAAGGGAACAATATATATCTGAACCAGCTCATACCTAGAGTAGGTAAATTGTATATTATGTTAAGTTAATTCATCCAAACAGGAGTTGAGTCTATGTTTTTCTTATCCAGAACACCATTTATAAAGTTTTCTATTTCTATATCAAAGAGTTCTTCTTTTCGACTTTGTATTTCCATTTCAGCATCAGCAGCCATGAAGTCAACCCAATACTGTACTGCCATTTGTAGTGCATCGAGCCTATCATCATGAATCAAAGCTCCTCTATCCTTTGTAATCCTTGTCATCTGATGAAAGAGCATATAACGAACTTGAGATTCTACAGGATAATCTTTTACTGTATTATAATCTTTCTCTATTACCTTTGGATCTACCACTAACCTATGTTGATTCATAACAGGTTCAAGAGTGTCAATGATTCGTTTCTCTTTTTGTACATTGCTTCTGATTTCTTCTATAGTTACATTATGAATCTTTCTAAGAACTGGTTTAAGGAGTTCCATAAACATCCCATCTCCAAAGTTAGACTCAATGAGAATAAGATTTACATCATTACGTTTAGCTATTACAGAAAGAGTCTTTAGGTTTTCATCTTTATAACCTCCTCTAAGTCCTCCACACTCTGCAACATAGAGGAAACCATTAAGCATCTTAACTACTGCAAATCCAGTTTCATCTTTTCCTCTTCCACTTGGATCAATGGAAAGAACAGAGCCATGATATTTAATCCATTCTCCAAGTTTAGTTTCAGGAGCATAAAAGAAATCACCTGGAAGACCTACATTAGGAAGATCGGATAACTTATTTCTTGGATCTTTGGACCAGACAGGTTTTTCAGGAGCAGTAGTAGAATCTACGCCCATTATTATAAGATCCGATAACTTTAATGGGTACTTATCTGCATCCGAAAGACTTGTATCTAATTGGAACTGTAATGCAAAGCCTGATCTGCCATAAGAGAGTTCTCTCTCAAGGAGATCTTCTGCATCGAAACGTAATGGATCAGTAGGATCTCCAACAATAGCACCACGATCAAGCCTATCTTGAATAAAAGGTGCAAGTTTATTGGAATACCGAATAACTTGTTTTTCTTCAGGATACCTACTGGGCCATATCCTGACTTCATAACCTCTTTCAGGAAGTGTTTCATACAAACTCATTTCCGTTTGAGGCGTACCAAGATACACAACTGATCCTCCTGGCTTGAGTACTGCATCAAACTCTTTAACGGCTTCTGAAAGTTTCGCTCTCATAGTCTGAGTCATTGAGTTATTTGGGACCTCAACATCATCAGCTACAATTATATCTGCACGAGATCCCGACAACTGACCAGTTATCCCAACTGACTTAACACTTGGACTATGACTAGCTTGGCAGGGACCGACATCAAATGCTACTTTGCTCTGTCTTTGTCCTTCTCGTGATTTAAGGTGATGTAGTATAGGTAATTCATTTATCAATCTCTGTGTAAAGGTTGAAAAGTCATCTGATCTAACTTTAGAAGCTGAGACAACAAGAACTTTAACTTCTGGATCAAGGAGAAGTTTCCAACAAACAAATGCTGAAGTAATATAACTTTTGCCAACTCCTCTAAAGGCTTCAATAACTGCTCTTTTTGGAGCTTGTTGAAGATACTCTGCCATGTCATATTGAACAGGAGTAGGATCTGGAAGATTTAAGTGCTGCCAAACCATAAAAACAAAGTTCCTGAAGTCTAAAAGAGGATTTTTAGGATCTTTTTTGGTTTTCATAGGGATATAGCTCTGAGAGTTCTGAGATCGCTCTGTATGAGAAGAAAGGATTAAAGAGGTACAAACGCATTAGAAGAAGACAAACATTGTATTTAAGAGTATATCTGAGGATCTTTTTCTTGAGCTTTACTCAATAAATCGTTAGTTGCCTTGTTAAAGAAGCCTCTATTGAAAACAGACTTAGCTTGTTTAGGATTAAAGATAACTGCTTCAGGAATATCGTCAGGATTATCTGGTTCTCTTAATAAAACTCCATCATAATCCAATCCTGAGCTTTGTAAGAACTCTGTGACAGACATATCTTTAGGAGTATATCCTGATCCTTCTAAATAAGTTTCAATATGTTCAGGTTTAAAGTATTCTATTGAATTTAAGTTATCCATTTGATTCATTCTAAATTCAGCCATTTCTTCTGGATCTGTAATATTTTCAAAATCCATTCTCATATTAATTAATTTATTCTGAATAAGTATTCTATCTACATCTGGTATTTTATAAGCTCCCCAACCAACTTCATCAATATTTCTAGTTAAGGTTAAAGGCTTTTTCATTTTTATAAACAATGGAAGAACTTCAGGAGCTTCTCCTTGTTTACCTAACCATCTTGTATATTGGTCTAAACTTTGCATATCAGATCTTGTAGTCACATATCCACCTTGACTTAGCCATCCTGAATCTCTAGCTTGGGATAACTCCATTTTAAATTCATTACCTTGAAATTTAGGAGATGCATGAAAGAAAACTAAAGGTTGTTTTACTCCTTTTTGTGTGGTCATTAGTCCACCTTCTCCCCAATGAACTAGATTTCGTAATCTTTTTTCATGACTCGTAACTAGTCTCCTTCCTTTGGAATCTTTAGAATAACCTTCTGCTTCAAATCCTGAAAAACCAGTAGATACAGAAGTACCACCAGTTAAAGAATTAATATATGTTAAAGGATTGGCAGCAGTTTTTATAGCTCTTCCTCCTATTTTTAAAGCATTCTTTGCATGAGGAACTAAACTTTTTCCAAATGATTGAGCTTCATCTGCGGCTGACTCTGCCATTAGTTCTCTAATTTCTGGAGAGATCATTAATTCTTGATTCATGATTGAAATGTATTATAAGAGAGTTTATCCTCATTACTAAATGGCATAGTTTTCATAAGAGCTTCTAACGAATTTCCATCTGTAGGAACACAAGTGATGTTATTATCTTTAAGAAACTTTACTGCTACTGCAAGATCAGCAGGTTTTGCTTCTCCAGTTTTGATTTTGGTAAGTAGTTCATCTGCTACTGCATCAAATAGAGTATTTAGTTTTTCTGTTTCTTCCATATTAATTACACTTACAAGGGTTACATTTACAGTCTTTACATTTACACATATTTACTCCTATAGTCATTGATTGCAGCTTTGATTGCATCTTCTGCAAGAACAGAACAATGAATCTTAACTGGAGGAAGGGATAACTCTTCCACAATATCAGTATTTTTAATAGATTGAGCTTCATCCAAAGATTTACCTTTAACCCATTCTGTTGCCAACGATGAAGAAGCGATTGCAGAACCACATCCAAATGTTTTGAACTTTGCATCTATTATTTTATTATCCTTTACCTCTATCTGTAGCTTCATTACATCGCCACATTCAGGTGCGCCCACAAGCCCAGTACCGACAGAGACACTAGCACTATCCATGCTACCAATATTTTTTGGTTTTTCATAATGTTCTATTACTTTCTTACTATAAGACATATTAACAATCCTTATTCCTATAAGGTGTAAATGGTTCAACACATTGCCAGAATGATACACTTTGGGTATAACTACTTGCCCAGAAACCTATTTCTTTTGTTGTTGAACAAGAAGACAATAATATTAATACTAAACTAATCTTCAATAACTCCATACCCAGGGTCTATTATCTGCTTCGATTGTGTCCAGATGTATGAACCTGGATTTATGTTTCCCTTTCTGAGAGATCCCGATTCCTTTCCAGATCTTTGAACGTATCATAGCAAAGGATAATAGTTCCCAAGCTTCCTTTCCTGAACATGCGATATCTAAGGCTTTTCCAGTAGTATGTGGTCCGTCAGGTCCAGTCGAACTTACATTCTGATTGTGGACAGGACATCTATAAGCCGAACTCAATTTAAGAGGTCTTCCTATGGACTCTCTAAGTCCTTGTAAGGCATCTAATGTTTCCTGATCGAACTTATTCTCTCCACAATGTGAACAGGAGAGTTCCTTGTCACTAAAGTTTTTACTTGATATTCCCATTATGTCTCTATTGGAGGTTTTGATACAGGTATAGGACATAATATTTTCATCTCTTCTCCTAGTATTCTTGCTTGTTCTGGAGTTAGTCCTTTTACTTGTTCAGGTGTAAACTTAATTCTCATCTGATCTGTATAACAATCACATAAATATATTCTAGTTAATGGAAGCATATAAGGAGTTATAGCCTGAAATTGTAATGAACACGCTTGCCAAATCTCTCTTACATTTTGAGAATCAAACTTTAATTTATCTTTTCCATAAACAGTAGCTTGCATATATCCTGCATACAAAAATATTGTAAACATACATAGCAATATAAAATATACTATATGTTCTTTCATGTTTACCTCTAGTTACATGTGTTTCTTATATTCTGCAAGAATTTGATCGTCTAAGGTGTTGTCAGTAGATTTCACGAGTCGTTCCAGAAGAATCAGAATTACACGTTTTAAAAGTTCCTCAGAAAGCATACTCATACAGAGTGTTTTTACTGTTCCTCCGATTAACGGAGCTAATAGTCCTATCATTTTATCCCTTTCTTGTTGCTTGAAGCATTTCTAATTGTTTAGTTGCTTCGATTTCTCGTTCTATGTTTTCTAGTCTTGCTGATACACTTGCCATGTGAGCAGAACACTCAGCACTAATTTCAACGAACTTATCGAAGTTTTCTTTTTGAGTAGCTCTATTATTCTTATCTGTCCGATAAGTCCATAAAAACAGAATTACAATAATAGCTCCTGCAAAACCCTGATCTAGTAGAATAGCTACTACATCATCTACTGCGGTTTGTGCGGAAGCTGGAGAAGGATTAGTATGAGGATTAATGGCATAATATTCGACATTAGGAGGTTCTGCAATAGCCACTATACTTAGTAGTAGTAAGCCAATAGCTAATAAGCTAAGTTTCATTTGTTTCATCTTCTCCTATATAAAAATAATCTGGATCTAATAGTTGAATTGTTTTAGTATCTATAGGATCAGGTAAAGTCCATGTAACCTTATCTATTTGTGAGTTATTAGGAAGATCAAAGTCTGGAGTGAACTCTACTTCTAAACCAGACTCTAATGTTAGGTTAATCTTCATTATACTGGCCCGGAATTGTCTTTAGGCCATTTAGCTTTGATTGGATCAACCATTTCTGCTTTCCACTTGGTTACTCCATCATCGTAAATCTTGTTTAGTTGGGAACCCCAATCTGGATATTCTGCTTGTCTTGCTCTTGAATATGCTAAAGC